TTTTTTTGCTTTACAAACTTTGCATTCTTTGTCATCAGATTGATCTTTAACATGATCACATTTCATGGCGGCAGATTTAACATTGGTATGTTCATCTTGCATGGTTTTGATAATATCAAAACCAACTCTTTGCTTGATATCTGCCATTTTTTCTTCAATAGATCCAAAATCTTTATCTTTAATTTTTTTAAAATTATCAATAAAGTTAGCATCTTTTCTTAGAGAATCAGCAAAATTTTTTAGCCAATCAACAGTTGTGTTATAAGATTCATTTGTATTTTGTCTTGTTATTTTCATAATATCCTACGCAAAATAATTTTTGATAAAATCAACACCACGTTTGGTATCGTTACCAGAATCTTTTTCTAAACCAGAAAATGTACCTCTATCTTTAAAAATATGGAAACCACTATCCATACAAATTTGCATAATTGCTAATTCTTCTCTAGGTGTAATCCCATATTTTTTAGAAAGATAATCATAAACTTCTTCCATACTATGACCTGCAGAAACATGCGCATTAATCATAATTCCAGAAATAGCTCTCTCAAATGGTGAGACAGAAATAAACATTTTATTGGGTGTAGCAGCTTCTTTTTTAAGTTCAGAGTAATCCACCTCATTTCCAGAGGCATTAGTCCAAGATGGAATTCCATTTTCATCCAGACTTGCTTTTTTCTTAGATTCTTCTTTAAATCTATTTTTTAGAACATTAATATGTTTTGATAATTTAGCTACATCAGACATAATATTAGTTCTAATTTTTTCTAAAGAATTAATATCTAACATACCATCTTGATCTTTTCTAATAACAGTAGAAATTTCTTTGTCTAATCTTTCCAGCCATGACTTAGCACGCTCACAACCCAAAGTAGTCGAACCATCATGTTTTGGGATCTTCGATGGATAAATTTCATTGATATAATCTAAAAATTTTTTAATATTACCATCGTTTACGTAATCGCCTTCTTCCTCTTCTTCCTCTTCTTCGAAATCAGATTCTTTTGCTTCAGATCCAGGAATAACAGAAATTTTCTCTTCACCATGATCTTCTACAAATTGAGTTATATCTTCATCCATTTCTATAAGTTGCTCACCAAGCTCTCCAAAGCTATCATCGCCTTCTATCATGGGTGAGAAAGCTTCTTCGACAGTGATGACGTCCATTTGCTCTGGATAATCCCCAAAATCATCAGCATCTTCTTCTAGCATAAGATTATTTTCTATAAAATCCTGTGCTTCTTTATAAATATAACTTGTTACATAGCTGTTCATAAAAAACTCCTATCCTAGTAAAGAATAAATACCATAATATACTGTACGATTATTATTATCAGAATAATCATGTGGTGGTTGTCCAAAACCAGGGATCGAAGAATTCCCAATTGTTATAGCTGGATATTCTGGACTTCCATTTAGTGGCAGTTGATTAGAAATAAAATTTATATCTGTTTCATTAAATTTGCAATCAACCTTGTTGGAATCTGAAAAAAGTCTATCGGCGTAAGGACACCTTTTTGGTGCGTCAACTTGACTAAGAGCTTCCAAATTATCTTTTAAAATCTCTTCTGCATCTTCAGATTCTAAATTTATAGGAGACATAATTTTGATAGCACTTACCTCGGTACCTTTGGCTATACCTCCGGCACACTTGCAAGCTTTTGGAATCGGAAGTCCAAATGGACATTTTTGCAACAAACCTCTAATCAAAATTTTCTCCTAAAATAATTTTTTTATTAGTATAACTACTCTGTTGAATCTAAATAAACTGTTATCATATTTTTAGAAATTAATAAATCTTTAAACTTGCCTATTAATGGCACAAATGGTAATAAATTTGTATCAATTAATAGATTTAATAAAATTTCATCATTAAAACCTATTACTTTATCTATATTAGAAGTAATATAATTTTCTGATACAAATTTATTATTTATAGGCATAAATATAGAATGATGATTTTTAATAAAATCAATTATTTTACCATCTATATTTAAACCTAATTTTGTAGCAATTGCTATTGCACGATAAGCTCTTCGTGGATCATCTTCAAAACAAATTTTTGGAGTAGAGACAGCTTTAATAATTTTTTGATCACAATCTTCAAGACCTGTTTCCAATGGGTCTAAAATAGTTTCATTAAATAAATTTTGATGAAGAGTATTAATTGTAAAATCTCTACTGATTACTTCATAGTATTTTTTATCAGAAAATTTAGAATTTTTATAAAAATCTATTGCTTTTTTTGAATTAAAATTACTAGAAAAATCTAAATTTTTATATTGATCTGTATAAATTGTAACATGTAAATCATTAAAAATTTTATAATAAAAATTATTTTTTAAAGCAAAACCAATAGCATATCTTGTAATATCAGAATTATTAGTGGTTAAATCTATATCTATAATATTATCATGAAAACCAAAAATAGAATCCCTTACATAGCCTCCTACAATAAGTGGTATATCTATATAATTTTCTTCTGCAAATTTTTTTAAATTATTTGCTAAATCTGGTTCCATTTATTTTTCAAATCCATTTTTTATTCTGCCGGAGCTTCTTCTGATTCAGCCTCTGATGGTTTTGGAAGATTGGGTTCTATATCAACTTCCTGTTTTTGATCAAGTGGTTGTCCACTTTCTTGAGCCGCCAGAAGCATTCTAGCATTGGCTAGCTGACCCATCATTTTTGTTACACGAGTTAGGGCATAAGAGTAACCATCAATTAATTTACTCTGTGCTTCTGCTAATTCTGGAAACATTGCTGCAATTCCAATTTTATCTAACATAATGTCAAATTCTGCTAGTAGTCTAATAATTCTTCTATCTGATAACATTCCTGCTACTTCATCTAATTTTGAAGCTGCATCATCAATTTTTACATCTCCAATAAAACTATCGTATTCCCCTTTTTTTGGACCTGGAATTGGAGTGATATCCTTCAATTCTGCCGGCTCAACATCATCTGGTCCAGGAATCTTATCTTTTAGAGCTTGCTCTGGAGTTTTTGCATTCTGGCCTTCTGCGGCTGGTGCCTCTGCGGCTGGAGCCCCTGCGGCTGGAGCCTCTGTAGTTACAGCGGCAGGAGATTGAGTAGTAGGGGTGGTTCCAGAAGGCTGTGCGGCTTCCTGTGCAGTTTTGATTAAAATGTCAGAAGCATTTTTAATTAAAGAAGTAGAAGTTTTATTTTTAGCATACTTTTTTAAAGTATTACTAAATTGATAAGTTAAGTCCTGAGCAGTACTTAGTAATTTTACTCCTCTAATTTTATGACTAAAATTTAATAATAGTTGTGATAGCTCCAAAAATTCATCTGGAGAAAGGTGATCAGATTCTCTTAATAATTTATCAATTCTTCTGCAAGCAGTATTAACCCTTGCCTTCCAAGCTTTTAAATTATTGGAATCAGAATCAGTATTATTTATTTCTGGCTCTGGTTCTGCATCTATTTCTGCCTTATTAGCTGCAGCGCTAAAACTACTACCCGGAAGGTCATAAGTAGAATGACCATATAAACCAGTAGTTTGTCCTAAATTGCTAGTATATAAAGCTTGTTTTTTCATATCATTATTCCTAAAAGCATATTTAAAATTTTCACCATTATAATAAAACTTAAACCATATTTTAAAATTAGTATCTTCTTGTATACTTTTATCTAATTTTTCTGCATATTTTTCAAGCAAACTTAAAACTGATTCTCCAGTTTTTTTAGATTCTAAATAAATAACATAAACAAGATCTAACCATTTTTTTAAGTCATATTCTGGTGCTAACTCTATTCCTCCAGAGTTATTTGGATAAGCAATTTTTTTAATTTTTTTTGATTCAATTAAATTAACCAAAGTCCAATAATAAGCATCATTAAAATCTTTTAGCTGTCCATAAGAAAATTTAGAAATATCTTTTATTCCAAATTCTCTGGCTACTTTTTTAGCCAATAATTTTTGAGAAATAGTAAAAGACATTATTCTTCTTTTTCCTTTTCTTTTTTTAATTTTTTAAGTTGATCAATCCAATCTATTTTATTTTTTAATGGTTGTTTTGCAACTTGTTCTTCAATATATTTTATATATTCTAAATATCTTTTTGATGAAAAAATTTCACTAGTAGAATATTCTCTTTCATTGGATAAATTTGTTTTTAACCAATTAGAAAAAGAAATTTTACTATTTAAATCTTTTAATGTAAAAACTTTTATTTCTTTACCGTCCATCAGCATCGATAATATGCCTCCTTGGATCTGAATCCTGATAAACATCAAGTTGTTTCATTCTATAATTTAATTTATCTACAAATACTGGTATTAACTTTGGATCCATTTCTCTTAAAATTTCTAAAATAGTTTCTTTTAAAATTCTTGCATGTTCATTAACAACATTAATATTAATATTATGTTCTATCTTTTTATCAGCAACTCCTTCGATATATTTTTTCCAATCTTGTAACAAACCCTTCATAGTATTAACATATTCTAAAAATATTCTATCTTCCTTAATTGATCCGCCAGTTTCTAATAAATTATAATAATGTTCTATTCTAGAACTAATAAGTTTATCCATCTCTAGTAATCTTCTAGTAACATCTAATTCAGAAGAAGCTATTTCATCTATTTTTTTCTGATAAGCATTAGAACTTTGAATTATCATTTTAGTTTCTAGTTCTAAATGTTTTTTATCAATTTCTGTTTTTTTATTTTTAATATCTTCTAAGACATCACCTTTTATATTTAGATTTTCCGATCTAAATTTTTGTAAAGTCATATAAGAAATATGTAATCTTTTAGATCTAGGGTATTTTTTTTCAAGCCAAGATTCTATTTCTTTAACAGATTCTCCAGATAATAATTTTTCAATTATTTTCTCTTTATCTGGATGATTTATTACTTTTGCACTCATGTTACCTCAAAAAAAATGCTCATTTAGATTCTACTCTAAATGAGCAAATTCCTTTTATTATTTAAATAATAATGCTAGCTTTTTCTTGATGATAATGCTGCTTGTAAAATCTCATGAGAAGGTATTTCTGAAGTGTCTACAAAATCTTCTTTCATCATTTGATCTTCAAATCCAGAATCAGAAATATTATGTTCTAAATAGTTATTTATCTCTTCACAAAGTTCTTTGCCGCATTTGGTATCCAAAAAATTTGCAAGGCTACTTATCTCAGAAGTGCCAGAAGTTGCATATGGTATTCCCATAAGAATTGTAGATGCTAATTTTTCACATGGACCCATTTCTGGCATGGCTGTTTTGAAAAGTACAGAATCTATTAAAGAAGCTTCTTTTGTTAGACCTAGCGCATCCAATCTGTTGGCTAGAGTAACTAAATCTGTTTGCAAATCTACTGTACCACCAGGGAAAACTCTGCCATCAGATGTGGTGAATCCTTCATTATAATCAAATGTTTCTTTAGTATTGGGATCTTGAAAAACTCCAGTGGAAACTCTAAGAGCCTGAACCCCGGGTCTTCCAGGGACATATCTAGTAGAAAGGCTTCCTGGCTTTTCTTTCTTGGGCTGATATGACTCTGGATGTTCTGGTCCAAGTCCATAAAGTTTTTGTGGATCTGAGGGTTTTCCACCACGTTGTGCTAAATAGCTATCTCTAGTATTATAGTCAGCCACTCCAGATTGAAAATGCTGAAAGAGACCGTGTTGATCTTTTAGGGCTTTTTTTCTCATGATAAAACTACCTTTGAGGTACTAATTAATGCACCTTCTATATCTTCTCTCATAGATTTTCTAAATGGAACAGGTCTGCCTTTGGCATCAAAATCTACCTTTGAAGCAGGCAGGCCTAATTTGGGGCAGAATGGCTCTACAGAGGTTGGAATCCAGATAAAGTCTCCCTTCTTTAGAGCCTCTTTGATAAGAAGATCTCTCTTGTCACTATTTGATGCATGCTTTAGTAATTTTGAAAATTTTTCTAAAGCAGAAATATAGGTTTGACCACCAAATTTATTTCCAATAGTTTTAAGAGCATCTTCTGCAGTCTTGAGATCCCCAGAACTAACACCCATAATCATTCTATCTAGTAGCTGATCATGGGAGAGTTTTTCCATAGACTCTGCTTCTCTAGAAATAGTTTCTAATCCAGATTTTTTAGCAGTTTTTATTAACGCTTTAATAGATTCTGAATTTAACTTATAAATTTCACCACCTACATTAAATGTAGATGGGATAATTGGTCTTCCAGATGAAAATTCTACTGGAACCAAAATATCAACTCTTCCATTGGCGGTGGGGATTTCGGCTTTTAGATTTAAAGTTCTCTCGTCAGAAGATGAAACTTTAATTTGAGGATTAATAACTCCAATACCTTTTAGTTCTACCTCTAAAACTTTAGAGGCTAAACCAATTTGGTTTTTAGAATATTTAGAAGTTGCTGCAACCAAACTATCTTCTAAATCTGCAAACTTTTCAAGGGCAACGGGTACTACTGGTGTATCTAATTTGAAATCATGTGCAGCCCTTTGACCTTCAAAGGAAGCCTTGGCAACTTTTTTCTTGAAATTTTGTTTATCTTTTAAATGAACATATAGATTTTCTTTATTTAATTTAATAATTTTATTTTCTTGAATAAAGGAATCTGGAATAGAAGGTATTCCGCCGGCTACTTTGACTGGAATTGATAAATCTACTTGTGTATGATCTGAAGTATCAACTGATGCTTTACAAAGAATAAAATGCTCATTATGATGAACTGCAGTAACAGAAGTTGGAGAACAGCCTAATGAAGCTAGTTGTACTTTTGTAAATTTTTCTGCTTTTTTAATAATATTATCAGAAAGAGATGAAAAAGATTTTTTATCAAGAGAAAAAACTCCTTCAAATTCTTTTGAAGCTTCAGACTCTCCGTAAAGTGGAAGCATGCCATTCTCGTAGGAAACTCTAGCAGTTGAAGCATCCTTCTCTATTCTTGGGGTGGGTTTTTCAAAAATTAAATCTCCAAGCTCTCTTCTAAATTTATCTTTTCCACCTCCGAGTCCAGATAACTCATGATAAAGACTTGTTAGTTGAGATTGGGTTACAAATTGATTATTTTTTGCAACTTTCTGTAAAACATCTCTGAAATGTCCAATAACCGGATCCCCAGAATTTCTAGTAGCAGCCTTTTCCAATCTATCTAAAACATAGTTGGTAGGATAGCTCTTGCCATTCTGCAAATGCTCTAGAGCTTTCTTTGCTTCTCTTGCTATATTTTTAATGTCTTTCATTTTTTTTCCTTATACAAACTTTTTAAGCTCTGGGAAAACATTTGTAAGAGCTTCTCTTTTTGATTTTGCTTGAGAACTAAAAACATTCTTTAAAAAGTCATTATTTTGGCTTACCTCATCTAATAATGCACCTTTGAATGTAAATACATCATTATTAGAAAAACCATACTCTTCTGATGAAAAATTACAAACTGGAACATTTTTATAAGCAAGTGTTACTATTTTCCCATCATAGCTTGATACTGCAGACCAATCACCGCCCTCCTTTACTTGATATTTAGGATCAGAACTTCTTACTAAGAAGCCATCCTCTACTTTCCATAGATCATTATATTGATCATTCATAATTTTATAAATATCAAAGGCAACTTTTTTAAGTCCTACAGCTTCGCTTAGAGCTATCTTATTTTTTTTACTTACATCTTTTATTCTTTTTTGATATAAATCAAATAAGATATTATCTAACTCTTTCATCTTTGATTCTCCAAGAATGTTTATTTTTATTAATAGATATATAAATTCAATATTTATAATTCTGCAAAGAAATTAGTAGGAGAATCATCTGTTAAGTTATTTGATTTAGACATTTCTTCTAGAATATCTTTTATTTTAGGTTCATTAAGACAGATTTTTTTTAATTTTTTTACAATTCCACCGTATCTTTTTTTCTGATTTTTATAATCAATATTGCCGTGCATAGCTTTATGAACGGCAGATTGTGTGATCCCAAGATGAGTGGCAATCTCATTTTGAGTTTTTCCCATTAATCTCATAAAAAGAATTTTCTTTTGATGTTCTGTTAAAATATTTCCATGAATGACTTCATACAGTTCTTCTAACAATTTTTCTCTAAGGTCATACATTTTGTCACTATAAGCATTTTCAGCCAAAATAGAGGCAATGCCTCTATTTTCTGAAAAGTTTGACAACTTTGAATAGTCAAAAGAAACTTCAACTATTTTATATTGATATGATTTGCTCTTTTTTTTCATCCCCAATCCTCTGGAATAATTTGTTTAAATTCTTTTAAAAAAGAAGATTTGTTTTTAGATGGGTCAGCAAAATATTCATCAACATCTTTAAATGGCTTTGGAATTTTTAAAAATCTTAATTTTATACCTTTATTTAAAAATTTCAAATAAATTCTTTCAGCAGATTTTTGTCCAGCCTCATCTGAATCTAAAATAAATGTAATTTTTTCAGAATATTTAGATAATTTATAAAAATGATATTGAGAAAAGGCTGTACCACAAATGGCAACACAATTATCAAAACCTCTTTGTGTCATTGCAATTTGATCAAAGTAGCCTTCAACTACATAAACATTACCAGAATTTATTATTTTTTCTTTGGAAAAATTTAAACCAAATAAAAAATTTGCTTTTTTAAATGAAGAATTCTTATACTTGGGAATTCCAAGATAAGATCTTTCTTCATCATTTACTAAAGCTCTACCACTAATTCCAACAGCTTCTCCATATTCATTAATTAAAGGAATAATTAAATAAAAATAATTGGCAAAATCACTATTTTTATATCCAGAAATAATATTTGCATTAATAAGTGCTTCTTCATCTATATGTTGTAATAATTTTCCAACATTTTGTGGAAAAAAACCTAATTTATATCTATTGATTAAATTAAGGCTTAATCTTCTATTTTTTCTAAGATAGGAAAAACATTTTTCTGATTTTTCTAAATTAACATGACAAATATCAATTAGTTTAGAAATTTCATTATTTTTGTTCTGCATTTAACTTATTACCTTCAAAATCTGAAGATTGATTTTCCTGAATCATTTTAACCATAAATTCTGTAATGTTAATTAAACAATTATTATTTTTACAATCTTTTCCAGTAACTTTACCGGCTACAACTTCAGTTTCTACATTTTTATTACAAATTTTACAAGGAAAAACAAATGCCTTCTTTTTATTAACTCTTTTTATATCTCCAATATTTTTCATTGAAATTTTTGAAAATTCAGAAATACCTTTAATAACATCTCCACAAGTATTGCAAATAACATCATTTGTTTCTAAATTTAAAGAACCATCTGTTGTTCCATCACTTAATTTACAACCTTGATTACATCTTAATATCATATTACTTCTCCTTCGGTTTCATCATTAAATGGATCTTCTGTTTTTATTTCCTCAGGAAGATCTGTTGTATCAGAAGAATCCAACCCAGATAGGTAGTGCTCTCTAATAAAAATTTCTAATTCATTTTTATGAGATTCACAATACTCTATTGCATTATCTCTGGAGTTAAGTTTTTCTCCATTAATAATATAACTTCTATTATTTGGTCTTTCAAAAAGATTGAGTTTAACTCCAAGTTCTAGTAACTCCTCTCCTTTTTTTACAACTCCGGATCTAAAATCTACAAAAAATTCTGCCACTTTGAATGGGGCGCCAAGTTTATTTTTAGTTATCTTTGCTCTAATTTTATGACCCTGCTTTTCCTCTCTGGAATCTAGAATAAGATTATCAACACCAGACATAGAACCTACCTCCACCATGATTGAGCAAGCATGTTTTAAAGCCTTACCTCCAGGGGTGGTATTGTGATTTAGTTGACCATTTGCCATATAATTTTTAATTTTATCTACAGATAAATCAACAACAAGCATTGGCTCCTCAATCTTTACTGCATCCTTGTGCTGATCCATCCTAACGTATGCTCCAAGATTATAGTCATAAACTAAATGACCAGATGTTGCATGTAAATCTCCAAGCTTCCAATGCTCTTTAACAGGCTCTTTTATTAGAAGAGCATTTATTTTCGAATAAACACTTGAATTTGTCTCGAAGTCCCAACCCTCTATCTCTAAATCAATATCACTAATATCGATTGTTTTTGGTTGCTTATAAGAAGCTTCACCTGCAAAGCGTTCGAATAATTCAGCCAATGTTATTTCCTCATAAATATAAGTCATTTAATACTCCTTAAAATTGTTTGCTTTATATACTCCGGATCGAAGTGTATTGTGTTCTCCCAAAATATAAACACTTTATATCCAAGGTCTTTAATTTTTTTTATTCTATCTTCGTCTCTTTTCCATATTTCCATGGCTGACATTTTTTTAAAAAAAATATCATCATGATTAAAAATACTTGGATCTGCTGATATCTTTTTGCCATTTTTTAAAAAATGATTTTTCTTTAATTTCAAATAAGGTTAAGTTTGATTTTATTGAAAATTTTGGAATATTATTTTTAATTTAATAACTAAATATAAAATAATTTTTATAATTTTGCATTACCCACCTCATGTATTTTATTCAAGATAATCAATAGAAGATAAAGGAGGTGGAGGGGGCGGGAGATTTTACACTTTATATCTTATTTTAACAACTGTAGAAAAAGGATCAACGCATTCTGGATCACCAAACATCTTTCCAACCTCTACACGGACTTGATTTATACCAATCATTACAACATTTGCCTTGGCAATTCCAGGGGTTAATTTTTTAAGTTCAACAGTTAAAAATCTAGCTACCGCTGCCATAAGAGATTTTCCGACATCGGCCTCAATTTCCTGGGGTACTTGCAAGTTGGCTATAGAATCAAGTACTATAACTCCCATTCTTCCACAATTTAAATTAATTTTCTTTTTTGTCTCTGGGTGAACATATGAAATAACCTGTCCTTCAGCAATCATATCAAATAAACCAGGAATTTTTGTTAGCTTACCAGTAACAGAATTTTTCTTTACCTTTCCAACTAGCCCTCCAAATATTTTGGAGGCCTCGTTACTCTTAACAAGATAAACTCTGTCATTATCTACTCCAAATTTTGCAGCCCAATCGGCACTGTAAGTAAATTCTGCATCTAAAAATGCAGCACAATTCTCTGGATGTTCTGCCTGCCATTCTGCGATAGCTAGCAGGGCTAGGAGGGTTTTTCCAGAGCTAGGCGCTCCAGCTAACTGAATAAGCCTACCACGAGGCCATCCTCCAACACCGAGAGCCCTATCGAGGGAGGGAGTGGTGGTCTTAATTATATCAGTCTTTACAACCTCGTCTGGTCTAACAACAGAATCTGATCCAAATAAATCCTCTAGATGTTTCCAAGCTTCATTTTCTGACATTAATTTCTCTTCGGCTTTTGCCATTTTTTCTCCTAATATTTGTGGTTTAAATTAGAGGACTCTGGTGGCCGCCAACCTGCTGGCGGCTGCCATCCAGATGGTTTCTCTGGTTCTTCAGAGACCACCGCTTCTGTATTTATAAGCAGCAGGGCGATGCTTGTCGAGTTTTCTAGAGCTGTCCTAGTAACTTTTTTGGGATCTATAACTCCAGCAGCAATCAAATCCTCCCATTTACAAGTAGAGGCATTAAATCCAATATCCGTATCTAAATTCTCTAGTGCTTTACTGAGAATAAGTTTTGGATCTTGAAAAGCATTATATGAAATTTGACACAAAGGTCTTGAGCATGAATCTAAAAGAACCTTTGCAGCTTCTCGTATCTCCTCTGGAGCATCCTCTAATTTAACCATGGCAGCAGATTTAAAGAGGGCCATTCCACCTCCAGGAACGTATCCCTCATCAATTGCGGCCCTGGTTGCACCGAGAGCATCATCTAATCTATCTCCTTTTTCTCTAAGTTCTAATTCAGTATTATATCCTACTACAATTACAGCAGCTTTATTATTTAAAAATTCCATTCTTTTTTTAATATCAAGTCTATCAGTATCTCCTAGTAATTTTTGAAGATCTTCTTTATAAACTGATAATTTAGAAGATAATCTAACAGGATCTTTTCTGGATTCTAAAATTTTTGTATCATACTTACCTACAATAACTCTATTTGCGAATCCCAAATCTGAAATTTTTACATCCTGAGGCTCTAATCCGAATTCTGGACCAATAATTTTAGCTCCCAAAAGAATGGCTAGGTCATCTAGCCATTCATTATTATTTCTAGTAAATAATGGAAGTTCCGTGGCAACACATTTTAATCTACCGAGTTTATTATTTGTAACAAAAGTTGCTAAAGCTTCTTGTTTTAAAGATTTACAAATAATCAAAACTGGAGTTTGAGATTCACTCAATTCATTTAGGAGTGGAAGCCATCCAGCAGTAAGTGAGGAAAATTCATGAGTAGTTACAATAATAGCGGCATTCTGAAAAATTATTTCAGATCCACCATCAACAATAAAGTTAGGCGTGATATAGCCTTTTTTATACTCTATTCCATCTGTAATTCTAACATAAGAGATATTTCCAGGTGAAGCTTCCGCAGTAACTGTTCCGGTTAATCCAACCTTTTCAAAAGCCTCTGCAATCAATCCCCCCATCTCGGCATCGTTATTAGAAGAAATTGTTGCAATATTTTTTAAAGAATTAAAATCATTAACTGGAGTTGCTATACTATTTAAATTCTTTATAATTTGATCTCTTGCCCATTCTAAACCTCTTTTGAGATAAAGTGGATTGTAATTTTCTTCTATTAATTTATTGCCTCTAGAAAAAATTTCATGAGTCAAAACAGTGGCAGTAGTTGTTCCATCACCTGCCATATCTGCCGTTCTTCCCGCAGCCTCTTTGACTAATTGACAGGCTAAATTTTCTATTGGATCTTCTAAAACAATTTCTCTTGCAACAGAGACTCCATCTTTAGTAATAACTGGATTGCCTACAAATTTTTGTAAAATAACATTCTTTCCTTGAGGACCCATAGTTACAGCAACTGTTTTAGACAGTTTATCAATACCGGCCTGAAGTTTGGCCCGAGCCTCTTTATTGTAGGATAAATTTTTTGCCATTGTTACTCCTAATAATAGAAGAAATACCTACCGCTACGGCATCTGCTTCATCAAATGTTTCTTTTTTAATTTTTTGTTTCTTATTATATTTAACGGTAAATGATTTAATATTTTTTATAAAATCAAAACATTCTTCTTTTGAAGAAATTTTTTGACTAAAAGATTTAGAAAGCAAACTTCTAATACTTATAACCGCCAATCTATCTGGGTCTACTTTTTTTTCCTCAATACAAGCCATAGTCATAGCTTCATTAAAGACGGATAATACTACAATAGTTTTAGCAGTACTTTTACCTTTTGTAAATTTTGTAACATAATCTTCTATAGCAATTTTATCTGGATTATATTTTTTAATTAAATTTTTAATTAAAACCTGAGATTTTAAAGCCCTATTAGCCAAAGAAAAATTTGATTTGGGAGGCTTGAGATGACCATGCTCTATAATGGAAATTTGATCTTCTGAGTTTTCTAACAAAGCCCAGCCTATCGTAGTCGAAGATATATCAAATGATAATGTTTTAAACATAAAAACCCCTGCATGAATTTTACTCCATGCAGGGGTCAGTTTTACTTTAATTAATAATTTCAGTCTTCAAATTCAAAGTCAAAATCATCACCCTTTGCTTTCTGAGTAGACTGTTTCGACTCAGCCCCAGTGGTAGCGGCGGTGGAAGCAGAAGTAGCTGGTTTGGAATCAGACCACTTCATATACTCAGCAATATCAGAAGCAGCTGATGGGGAGATAATCTTCTCAAGATTGATTCTATCATTAAAATCTTGGAATTTCTGTTTTAGATCACCTGGAAGTGCCTCATGAGGATTGGGGGTAACGCTGTAAAGAGGCTGAGTACCTTTAGGTGCTCTAGTAATAGTAATATCATATCCAGTTACTTTACCCCATCTTTTATTTGTATAGAGGGATTTAATACCATTAAAAACCTGTGGACCAATCTCTAGTGCTTTGAATTGGTTGTCACGACGATCAAGAACTTTAATAAACCATCTGGCTGTACGTTTAAATCCCGAGTCTTCTAGACGACGAACCATAACTGGATCATCTACTGGGCTATTGAACTTACGTTTACTTCCATCTGGTCCATTACACCAGTGAATATAAAACTGAATAGGATTACTCATGATCCTAACAGTGTTCTCACCCTCTTCTAGTTTCATAAAATCAGATTTTCCAGTTGAAGAATCTGCTGAATTCCAATCTACTTCGCCAAAAATCATATGTGCTTCCTTGTTAATTGTGGATTGTTGTTTTGTGGAGTTTGCCGCACAATGCGGACTTGTTCCGAAGTTAGGCTATTCCCACTCAATATCATCAGAATTAACTTCAATGTCTACATCGGAAGGAGGAGGGGTTTCCTTCTCCTCAAAATCATAGGCACCAAAAGTTATATTACTTGATTTTTCAATAGGATAGTCCCTTCTTAGGAAGGTTTTGAAGGTATAATGCCATCCAAAATAATAATTTGCTTTATTTTCAAACCATTTTTTGGTAGCTTTAGCCATCGTTAATTTATTACAAAATTCAATATATTCATCGTCTGCTTGAGCAAACCATTCTTTGTCTTTTCCTGTTTTATGCCCTTCTTCTTTTGATTTATTAAGAGCAGCATTTGACCATGCTTTATTTTTTTTTGATTCAAGAAGTCCAATATATCTATCTAAAAGAGCAATTTTTTCCTGACAGAAATTCTGTCCTTCTAGTGTGGTAATTAAACCTTGTTCTGCGATGTTGAGATCAACAATTCCATTGGATGGAAGCATCCCTGAAATTTTTTCTAGTGGAGAAAGATCTATTTCTTCTGGTGAAAAATTTTCTAGATTTAGAAGGTCTTTAATTTTTGCCATCTTCCATCCTCTCCACTATGGTAGCCACCCCGCACAACTGGTCAACTTTTTTCTCTATTGCCTCAAATTTTGATATCTTAGCATCGAGAAGCCTCATTCTTTGGGTAAACATAACATTTAACATATAAAATATTATAGCCATAGGTGTTTGTCCATCCAGAGGTGGTGAGACGGAAATAACTATTCCATTATGGTCGGTCTCAAATAATGTTTTAAAAGAATCTGTACCATATTTATCTGATAATAATTTATAATAATTAAATTCTTCTGGAGAAAGATCTATTCTTTTATTAGCAATAGCTTTTATCAAAAAACACCTGTTATTATTTATATTGAAATTAATAAATCTTTTTTTCCAAAGAAGGAAGTTATATCGTGAGTAAGTTCTGAAATTTGTTTATCTTTTATATCTTTAAAGGCAATAAAATTTCTACAATCTGGATTGCAACCTGGTAGAGTCTCATTAATCATATAGACATGATACCCTCTAGATTCCAAGTGTCTAGATAGACCGGAATAATCATCAGTATTTAAATGTTGCTCAAATGTTATAATTGGACAATTATCTTGAATAAGATTTTCAGCACCAATAATGACCTGATATTCCATACCCTCTACATCTAGATGTATAAAATCAATATTTTCTATCTCATTATTTTTATAAAGATAATCTAAAGAATAAGCATTAAACTTATATTCACCTGATTCTCCATCTTGAAGTGTGCAATGATAAAAATCATCTCCATAAACTTTTGAAGTAGATATAACTTTATTTTCACTAGAAATTGCTTTTTGAATTATTTTAACATTTTTTATAAAATTTTCTTTTAATAATAATTCAATAAAATTACAATTCCCAGGAGAAGGGTCTATAGCATAAACTATACCATCTATATTTTTAGACCAAGGTATAGCATTATCGCCTATCCAAGCTCCAAGGTCGATAATATTTCCTTTGATATATTTGTTTTGTATTAGGTAATTAATAATTCTTCTAAAGAAAACTTCGTGGTGATCTCTTTTACTAAAAACTTCAGAATATTTATGATCAGGTAGCAATACTTTTATATTATTATCATTTGTAAATATACAAGAATTTTTATTTTTTATATTTTTTAATATGCCATAATTAATTTCTAGTTTTCCTTTGGAATAAAGATCTCTATAATAAAAAAGATCTTCCATTGTCATAGTTGCTATCCAGTGACAATAATTGGCTGAATTAAGAAAAGCATCTTTAATTTCAATTTTCCAATCTATATATTCATTTTTAAAAAACTTATGTTTTGACCAGTCTAGATGGGAGTGCCAGGCATGGATATGCAGAGTATCACTACCAATTTTGGTAGTAGACCAACACTTGGAATCCAAACAATACAAACTTATATGTTGATTACTAAAATTATAATTAACGGCAATTTCGCCGCCAATCATAGAAGCTATTCCTATATCTAAACCATTTAGATTTTTTATATTATTAGAATTATAAAAATTTAAAATATCTTCAGTAAGAAAGGCCTGTCTTTCTACAGTAGGTAGAATATAATCTGTTCTACCAAAGAAAGAGGCTCCGACTAGAGTAAAAAATTTATAATCAAGATTCCATAATTGTGATAAAAATTTAATTGTTTCTATTTTTTTATGATCACTACTATTATAGTATCCTCCCTCTCCAATAAGAACTTTAGAAGGAATATAGCCTTTCATATGCTCTGTAAGAAAAACATCGCAATCAGTTTTTAGTAAATAGCTATATTTTTTTAGTGGTTCATTCCATTCTTTTGTACAAAAATAATGAGAATTCAAAAATTTATAATTATTAGCCATCCTAATTGGAGGCATAGGTATAGAAACTATTCCTGGAAAATTAGAAAGCCTGCTCTTTGCCTCCGGGTTGTAGTAAACAACTAAATCATATTCCATATCAAGAGAATATAAAATCCAAGTTTTATACAACCAACTAAATTCTATTTCCATCTGATCAGAATTATCTAAATATACTGCTATTGCTTTTTCCAATTTAATTTCCTTTTTTATCAAGTAACTCTTCTAACGCTAACACCAGTTTTTTTAAGTGTCGGGGACTCATTATAAAGTCTTTTAAGTTTTGCCACTTTTAAATCCTGATCACTTGTTGAAACTGGTAACTCTGGATCTTCTAATAAATTTGATTCTAGATCTGAATCTAAATCTGTATCTAGATCCGACTCTTCATCGGAAGATTCAACCCTATCAATTGTTGATTCAACAGATAATGTATTTCTTCTACTTGCTGCAAGAGCATCTCTTCTGACTTGTTCTCTAATTTTATCAAAATCATCATTATCTTTATCAAGAGTCTTATTAGACTCAGTAATGAGATCAACTTCTCTGGCCACAGCCGCCCTATTTGGATTGCTTGAGAAAAACTCAGACATAATAAATAAAGACATATCAAAAATAATAGATTGATCTAACCCTTTGGAAAAATCCTGTGCTGAAATTTTATCTCTTATAGTATTGAGTCTTTGCATATGAAAGTCTCCAAATAATGCGGAGCCACAAGCTGGGCACATATTTTTTGTTAATGCATGCCTCATTTTATTTGAGACTTCAAATTTACAAATTGAACAATTAATCACTTCTCCCTCCCATACACTCTTTCCATAGATGATAATACCAAATCTTTTTGATCCATATACTCATTTATTTTACATATAGCCTTAAAAGGAACTCCATCAACTAATAATGCTCTATATTGATCATAGTCGTCTGCCCACAGAGTCATTCCGCAGGTATTTCCAAAGCTATCTTCTATTAAATATTTAGCAAATTTTCTACCGATATTTGCACCATTTTTAATTTTAAATTCTTTAATTTTATTTTTAATAATTGCTTCGACTCTTACTTTGGAACCAGACTCCATTCTTCCTACTGATCCAAGAGATACTACATTGGATCCTCCGGAGAAAAATCCTTTGAAAGCTTCATGCAAACTTCCAGAGACAGCTCGACCAAGAACTTCTCTTTCGTAAAGAAGAATATTCTTTTTATCCCATTCTTCTGATATATCTTTAATCTGAAGTAATTGGGACATCTTTTTTATTTTCTCTGTCATTTCTGAGTCATATGTTGTTTTTAAAGTTATCACTTTTGAAGCAACATTTTCTATTCCATCTTCGGAAGAATCATAATCAATAGACTGATCTGTATCTTCAGATTCCTCTGATTCTTCTGCTTCTGCAATAGAAATTTCTTTTTTAATTAAAGCGTTTATTTTATTTCTGTATTTTTGATAATTATCGTGCATTTCTTTTCTAGGCAAACCAAAAATATCTAGAGCACCAGCCTTAGAAAGGGATTGAATGGCAGTCTTTCCTACCAGCTTACTTGTATTTCTGGCCACAAAATCTATAAAATTAAGATAAGGTTGATTGGCCACAATACTTCCTACCGCCTTTTCCCCCAAACCTTTGATTGTAGATAGTCCAGAAGTTATTTCTTTTTCTCCTGTTACTTTGTTCAAATAAGAACTAGAATTAACATCAGATGGTAATAAAGAGATGCCCATCTTCCTGCATTCATCAATGTATTCTTGAATCTTATCTCCATTAGGATCCTCTGAGTTAAGGATAGCGCACATAAATTGTGTTGGATAATGGTATCTCAACCAAGCGGTATAGTAAGAAATAAATGAATAAGAAACAGAATGAGAGTTAGAGGTCAGGATACCATTTGCTAAATAATACTGATGATCTGGATGCTCAACTTCCAAATCATAAGTATCAAATTCTCCAACCTCTTCACATGAAATTATTTTTGACATTCGTATTCTGCTCCTATAAAATAGTTTCCAGGAATATTATTTTTTATAATTTTGAAAATTTCATCTTTTACTGAGTTTGAAAAATCATTAATAGTACGATAAATAAAACAAGATTGAGAAACTCTGATTAGAATAAATTTATTATCAATACAAAATCTATCAAGTTCTTTGTCTTTCTCCTTAATATTTAAGAGGACTTCCTCTCCAAAGATGGGGCTAAAATGCTGTTTTCCATCAAACTCTGCTATTATTTTTTGTTTTTTGTTTAAAATATCTATTTGCTTTGAATTAGTTTTATTAATCAAAAAATATTTATTACTTTTAATTTGTTTATTTCTTTCAAAGTCTTCGCTAATAGTTTTAAAGAATTCAAATAGCTTCTTCTCCGGCAGACTTTGCCATTTTTTATGCATTACCAGAGTGCATTGATTAAAGAATTTATCTGGATTGAGTTTTCTCCACTTTTTAAGATTAGCTGCTCTACTCTGCTGGATATCAATTCTGGCAGAAGTTTTCTTGGCAGTTTCGCTAGCTTTCTTTCTAAAAGCCTCTGTTTTATTCAAACTACCAAGAAGTTCTGCTCTACGCTTTCTTTCTTCTGGATTTGACATAATTGACTTAGAAATAGACTCGGAAAGTTTTGCTTTATATTCGCTTAGATCCTGCCCAGACTCTTTAGCTTTTTTTATCCAGGATCCATTTTTTTTTGCAATTGCAGAATATCTTTTTATTGAATTATCACAAACCAAGCTTCCGTATTTTTTACGGTACTCTTTTGGAGAAATATTATGTTCTTTCTTGACATGTATTGTTAATTTTGCCGAAGTGTAACTACATAGTCCGCACTTTATTAAATCTCCATTTAATAAAGCAGACTGCTGATACATGTTACATCTAACCTTGTGTTTCCTCAGGCCTCTTGAAGATTTACTTGTTTTTCCGCAGACACAACGATCTCCAGATCCTCCTTTAAGATCTGATGTAGTGGTAGCATCCTCCCGTCCGTTGTCCTGAATTTGTGATTTATCGTGCATGTTACCTCTTCTCCACTATCCAATTTTATTTTAAATACTTTTAGTTTTCCGTGATAATGATTTGCTTTAACGGGGACAACAATATTCTTACCGGTTGATTCATCTCTAGATCTAACTAAGTCACCTGGCTTTACATCTTTTATTTGTAACTTTTCCCATAAACCATTATTAGTTCCCACCGGGATTATACTCACCAGCTCTGAAAAAGTCAATGATTTGTTGAAACCATATAAGTTAAATGGTTCTATCTCTTCCCTCCAGATTCTGCGAGCATCTTCATAAGTCATTTTGCTAAAACTCATGCAATCTGCGATAAAACTTGCTTCAGTTTTAAGCAAAAGATCTTCATCTTTGCCTTTAAGTTTGGTAATTTTTCTTAGAGCATCTGCTTGATTCAAATCCCATCCAGCACAATCCTTAGCAATAATCATCATTTGCTCTTCATATAGTGTGATGCCAAAAGTTTTTCTTTGGGCTCTTTCTAGAGTGGGATGTTTATAGGATACTTTTTCTTTTCCTAATTTACGATTAACATATTGAGCCCTCTGATCAGGAGGGCAAGAAGGACGACCTAGAGCATTAATGGCGGAAATCTCTTCAATATCTTTTGGTTTAATCTTCATACAAAGAGGTGTTAGAGAAGACTCTAGCTGAAAGACACCAGCAGTTTCTCCTCTACCAATCATTTTGTAGACTTCTTTATCGGAAAAGTCTATATCAGCAGTAGTTAATTTCTTGCCCGTTGTTTCTTCAATTATTTTGAATGTTTCATCAATAGTAGTTAAAGTTTGCACTCCAAGAATGTCCATTTTAATTAAACCATTGTCTTCACAACGAGTCTTTTCCCATTGGGTGACTACTTTACCTTCTTTTTCGTCCACTCTTAATGGGACCATTTCATAAAGGGGTTTATCACCAATAACGACTCCGGCAGCATGCACAGACCAATTTCTAGTTAAACTCTCTAGTTTTTTTGTATACTGGTACAATTCTGGATATTTCTTCATATATTTTTTAACATCATCAGAAATATCCATTGCTTCATCTAGGCTTGGAACATCTGGCATAGCGGCAGTAATAGCATTGGCTATGGTAAATGCAGTAGATTTATCACCACCAAGTCTCAGAGATCTGGCTACATCTTTTACTGCGACCTTGGGAGAGAGAGTTGACCAATTAGAAATGGAGGCAACTTTATCTTCTCCATATTTATTTTTAATATATTCTTTTACTATACTTGGATCTGAAAAATCAGAATCAATATCTGGAAAAGATTTCTTTTGTGCATTTTGAAATCTTTCAAAGAGAAGATCATATTCTATTGGGTCGACTTCGGTAATTCCGGAAAGATAAGCTACAAGAGATCCTGCTGCCGAATTATGTACAGCTATACCATCAATATTATAGGAATGTGTATTTTCCACTGTTAGATCATAAACAGTTCCTTTGTAAGTAAAGGACTTTTTGGATTTCAATTTCAATTTTAAACTCCAATATATTATTTTATAAAAGTAATTTATTTGTAAATTTTATAAAATATTTTATTATAAAAATTTTAAAATTAAATTTACAAATAAATTACGCGGCAGCCCTAAAGCCAGTATAGCCGCAAAAAAATAACCTGCTTAGTAAATTTTTAAAGTAAAAAATTAAATTTATTTAGAAATAATATTTTTAAAAATTTTAATTTATAATTATTGTTAATTAGTAATCAAATATATTTTGTTTTTTAATAAAAATTAGATTAACTTAAATAACTTCTTTAGCTCAAGAATTTCTGATTTGAAACTATCTCCACCTAACTGATTGAGAATTTTTGCAAGCTTTAAAAGCTTTGGATGATATGAAGATTTTTTTCTTATTATATTTTCTTTTACATAATCTATATAAGATTTAAATTTTAATTCTTTTCTTTCTTCATTTGCCCAGTCTTCATTTAAAAATTTATTAATGAAATCATGAGGATTTTTTTCTGCAGCAATGATAGCTGCGGTAGGTATATACTTGGCAGCCCAATTTTTATGAGAAAAAAATTCTAAAAATTTAATAGGATAATTTTCTACAGATAACTTTCTTGCAATATCAAAATAAGATTTTTCATTTAATTCTGGTATCTTTACTCTAGACCATTCTGCTTTTGAGAAGTAATAGAGAAATTTAATCGGTTCTTTTTCTGCAGCAGATTTTCTTGCAATATCAAGATAAGGCTGCACCCAGTCTTTTTCTGAGAAGTTTTTAAGAAAGTAAATCGGATCCTTTTCTGCAGCAGACTTCCTTGCGGTTTCAAGATAAGGCTGCACCCAGTCTTTTTCTGAGAAGTTTTTAAGAAAGTCAATCGGATTCTTTTCTGCAGCAGACTTCCTTGCGGTTTCAAGATAAGGTCCTGCCCAGTCTTTTTCTGAGAATTTTTTAAGAAAGTAAATCGGATCCTTTTCTGCAGCAGACTTCCCTGCCATTTCAAGATAAGGTCCTGCCCAGTCTTCACCTGAGAAGTGGTCGAGAAAGTTACTCGGATCTTGTTCTGCAAAAGACTTTCTTGCAATATCTAGATAAGGTTGTGCCCAAATTTTTGCCGAGAAGCGATCGAGAAACGTATAAGAATCTTCTTTTATATTATATTTAATTGGTCCATCAGATATTTCTCTATATTCGGGTATTTCTTGAATACCGATATTAATATATAAAGTTGGATCTTCATTTGCTAATTTTTTAACAGCTTCTCTCATTTCTGGGACTTTTTTGTAAGTTTTATAAATTTCATGAGTAGGAAAGTTTATTATCAATCCTTCATCTATGTCCTGTAGTGATACATTCCCAAACAATATTTTCTTATCTGCTCTACCTGCAAGATATTCTTGACACCAATGGATAACTACTGGCTTGACTAGTTCTAACCTAGATTTTCCTAAACCAGATTGAA